TGACATACATATTCTGTCCTCGTTTTAATGTCAACAATTCTAATATAAATCATAAACCACAACTGTCAGCGTGAGATTTCAGCAAACAGTTGTGGTTTTTTATATAAATTTTCCCCAATATCAAAAAAATGATGTCAATTAACAAGTTGACGAATAGATGTTTGTTTTCATGGCAATGCTTACCATATAAAATTCTTTATAGGGAGAACAACTATGAACACAGACCATAGATTAAGATTCGGAAAATACGTGGAGACACTTAGAAAAAGTAAAGGAAAATCTCTGCGGGAAACGGCGAAGGCCATAAAAGTATCGCCACAGTTCTATAGTGAGGTGGAGAAAGGGAGAAGCAGCACCTTTACCTCAGAAAGGCTGAAATCACTGGCTTATTATTTAATGCTGGACGATGAGGAAACCCATACACTTTATGATATGGCGGCAGAATCGCGGTCATCTAATGATATTACAACACCCCAGGACTGTGCAGATTATATGCTCTGCAATTCTTATGTGATAGAAGCATTGCGGTTGTCGATGGAAACTGGTGCAGGGGAAAAAGAGTGGCAGGTCCTGCTGAATGAATTAAAGGCAAGGAAAGGGTGAACCGATTATGTACCAGCCAAAGTTAAGGAAAAAAAGAAATGGTGTTCCTATCATGTGCAATGGTGAGATTGATGCTCATGCAGAAGAATTTTTAAAAGACTATAATCCTTCCGTATTAAAGATCCCACAGCCAGTAAACATGGAGGAATTTGCAGAATTCTATCTGGATTTGACCTTGGATTATACATACCTTTCCCATTGCGGACTGATTTTAGGCAGGATGGTATTCCAGGATACAGAAAGGGTTCCAATTTATCTTCCAGAAGAAAAGTGTGCGGATTATCTGTATGCCAAGAGAGGTACCATGCTTATCGACAATACAGTGCTGGAAGACTGGAAGGAGCACCGGCTGCGCTCCACGATTGGACATGAATGCGGCCACTGGGTATTTCATTCGGACTTTTATGCATATGCCAAAAGCAGAAATAACCAGAAAAAAATAGTAGCATCAGGAATCGTAGGATGTAAAAAGTCAGATATTGAGGGTGGATTGGAGATAATCGGGAAGAAACGGCTGGTTACTGATATAGACTGGCTGGAACATCATGCGAAATATTTCAGTGCCGCTATATTGATGCCGAAAACACCGTTTATCAATGCAGTATCAGACTTGACTGCCACCCCTTATTTTAATGAATCAGATTTAGCAGAGAAACTTTCAGGGATATTTCAGGTATCACCTGTTTCTGCCAGTATCCGGTTATCACAGTTGGGATTCACCCAATATGCAGGCAAGAACGCAAATACTCATGATGAAAGACAGCTTAACATATTCCGGCAGATGCCAGGCACTCTGTAAATGACAGAGTGCTAATCTTAAAGTGATTGTGTCAGGTACATAGTTGACATTTTAAATGGCTTATTTTTTTGTACCATATGTCAACTAACTCATTGACAGGAAAGGAGCTATACCAAGATGAAGGAGAAAATGAACTGCCCTATATGCCGGAAGCGGGCATTTGATATATGCTCATCTGTAAACGGGGATATATGGGTAGAACTGAAATGTCCCCATTGCAGGAATATCATACAGGTCCGTTACAGGATTTGCAGCATTCAGGAAGAAAAAATGAAAGAAGAATTAGTAACATATTAAAAGAAATCTACCGAGCAAAGGGTCCGCATAAGCGCGACACCAAATAGCCGGAGTAAAGCGGAATACCAGCTTACTCCGGCTATTTTTTTTGCCTGTTTTTCCATTTCTGCTGCTGCCGCTTTACTCACGGGTAAAGAAAGGAGCAGCATGAGAATCAATTATGAGTTTTTAACCGGAGAGAGGTTGGAAATAGAAGTGGATGACGATATTGGTGAAGTTATCATCGAAATGGAGAAGATGCAGTCCAGGAGAAACCGTGCCGAAATGAGACGGCATAATTCTCTGGAATTCATGCAGGAGATCCGTGATGGGTATAGCCCAATGCAGTTTGCTGACAATAGGGCGGATGTAGAACAAATCATTATTCATTCAGATGAGAAAGAAAGGCTGCACCGGGCCATTCAGAAACTGGATCGTAAGGATTCCATAATTGTTAAGAAATATTATTTTGAGGATAAGACCATGGCGGAAGTCGGAAAAGAATTAGGCATTACAGCAATGGCCGTATCCAAGAGACTGAAAAAAATCCCGGATAAGATAAAAAAACTATTGGATTAGTTTAAAAGATCACTTTCCCGTGGCTATAAGATAGAGGCTTTGAAAATGTCTCAAAAGGAAAGGAGATTTTTACTATGAGGACAGTACGGATTATTGTAAGTGGAGAGGATTGTTCAAAGATTATGGTAACGAATGAGAGAACCAAAAAAGGATTCCTATCGTTCCTTTCAGAAAAAAAGAAGTCATTAGCCATGTGCGGAAAGGATAGTAGGAAAAGATGAAAAAGATTTTTATATGTAGCCCTTTTCGTGGAGCTGTAAAAGGGAACAGCGAAAAAGCTGCAAGATTTTGCAGAAAGGCATATGAGGAAGGCTGTCTCCCAATTGCTCCGCATCTTATGTTCCCTCAATTTCTGAATGAGGATAGTCTCAAAGAGCGTACAGATGGGATTTCCATGGGACTGGAACTGATGCAGGAGTGTGATGAAGTCTGGGTATATGGAAAGACAACGGATGGCATGGCGCAGGAAGTGAAGTTTGCCATAGAGCATGGAATTCCGGTCTGGTTCAAAGAGATACAGGAAGGAGGAATGCCGGATGAAGCTGGTAATGATTGTAACAAAGATAACGGGAAATGAGGAAAATGACCGGGCCAGGGCTTTGGAATATTGCCGTTTTGCTGCCCATAAGGGAGCCCTGCCAATCAGTTCTTATTTGAATTTCCATAATATTTTCATGGATGAAATTGGAACCGCGGTGGAACATTTGCTGACTTTGAGGCTGGCAAAACAAGTGGACGAAATATGGGTATTTGGAAATGAAAAAGATGAGGAAAAACGCGGTCTGATAGAGAAAGCCTGCCTGGAATATGGCGACCGGGCAAAATACTTTGATGCAAGAGAAATCGGAGAGGAATTATTGCTGTGTACCATGTTCTCTGAGGAATTAATGGAACGATTGGAAGAGATGGAGGAATGTTAGATGGGCAGTGAATTATTGAAGATGGCGGAAGGATTCTCCATGGTAGCGGAGAGCCTACGGAGCCTTGCCGGGCAGACAGAGATGGTAAATCCATGTACAGATAGAGCAGAGGATACAATGCAGAAGAAGCAGGCAGATACTGCAAAAGCAGATACTCAGGAAAAGAAAGTGACCGTAGAGCAGATTCGGGCAGTATTGGCGGAGAAATCCCAGGACGGAAAGACGGTACAGATTAAAGAACTTCTGAAAAAATATGGTGCTGTGAAGCTGTCTGCCGTGGAAGAGAAAAACTATTCGGCACTGTTTGCTGATGCGGAGAAATTGTGATGGGAAGGCATGCTCTGCTATCCGCATCTTCTTCCAGGCGATGGCTGAACTGTACTCCGTCTGCACGGCTGGAGCAGCAGTTCCCAGCGGACGAGGGAAGTATTTATGCGGAAGAAGGAACCGCCGCCCATGCCCTGGCAGAACATAAGCTGAAACGTCTGCTTAAGAAGCGTTCCAGGCGTCCGGTATCCGATTATGACTGTGATGAGATGGAAGATTGTACAGCTGAATACGTTTCCTTTGCCATAGAACAGATTGAAAAGGCGAAACAGTCCTGCAAGGATCCGGTCATTCTCATTGAACAGCATCTGGATTTCTCCCGGTATGTACCAGAAGGGTTTGGTACCGGGGATTTAGTGATTGTAGCGGACGGAACTTTGTTCATCGTTGATTTGAAATATGGAAAAGGCATTGCCGTGGAAGCGGAGGAAAATCCGCAGATGATGCTGTATGCGTTGGGAGCATTGGAGCTTTTCGATGCCATTTATGATATTGAAGGAGTCAGCCTTACCATTCATCAGCCTCGTTTGGAATCTGTCAGTACCTGGGAGATTACGGTGGCTGATTTGAGAAAATGGGCAGAAGAATACCTGATTCCAAGAGCAGCATTGGCAGATAAAGGACAGGGTGAATTTGCCTCCGGTTCCTGGTGCAGGTTTTGCAAAGCCAGGAATCAGTGCAGGGCCAGGGCGGAGAGCTTCCTGGAACTGGCGAAAATGGAATTTCACCTGCCAGCCCTGCTATCCGATGAAGAAATTGCAGAGGTATTGAAAAAAGCGGATGAGCTTGCCAAATGGGCGGCAGATATCTATGCCTATGCCCAGGATGAGGCAATCACCCATGGCAAACATTGGAATGGGTTCAAGCTGGTGGAGGGCAGGAGCAACCGGAAGTACAGCAGTGAAGAGGAAGCAGCGGAGGCTGCAAAGGCAGCCGGGTATACAGATATTTATAAACAGGTACTCATTGGTATTACGGAGATGGAAAAGCTGATGGGGAAAAAGAAGTTTGCCCAGATACTTGGAAAATTTGTGTATAAGCCACAGGGTAAGATTACACTGGCACCGGAGTCGGACAAAAGACAGCCGGTGGAAACAGCAGCCGCAGAAGCGGATTTTAAGGAGGAGTAAACCATATGAACATTGAAAATAAAAATGCACCGATCACAAAAGTAATCGTACCTTGCAGATTTTCTTATCTGCATTGCTGGGAGGCGAATGCAGTAGATGGCGGGGAACCGAAATATTCCGTATCAGCCATTATTCCGAAATCGGATATGGAAACCATTGAGAAGATCAAGGCAGCCATTGAACAGGCGAAGAAGGATTCCCTTTCCAAGTGGGGAGGGAAGATTCCTGCCAATTTGAAACTGCCTTTACGTGACGGTGACATTGACCGTCCGGAGGATGAAGCTTATGCGGACAGCTATTTCTTCAATGCCAATTCCAGACAGGCTCCCCAGGTGGTCGATAAGAACGTGCAGCCAATCCTGGACCAGTCCGAGGTGTACTCCGGCTGTTACGGCAGGATTTCCGTCAACTTCTATGGATTCAACAATAACGGAAACCGCGGCATTGCCGCAGGGCTTGGGAATATCCAGAAGTTAAAGGACGGAGAGCCTCTTGGCGGCAGAACGAATGCGGAAGATGACTTTGAAGCTATGGAAGAGGAAGATTTTCTTGGATAAATGGTACTGGGTGGATGGAGTATCCGCCCGGTTACATAGGGAGAAGCAGGAAAGGGCGTGATGCAGATGAAACGGATACTGACTATTGATATAGAGACTTATTCCGATGTGGACTTGATAAAATGCGGAGCTTATGCGTATGCGGACAGCCCTGCTTTTGAAGTTCTTTTGTTTGCTTATAAATTTGATGACGAAGACACCAGGGTTGTAGATTTGGCTCAGGGGGAGGAGCTGACGGATAAAGTAAAGGAAGCGGTGTTTGATGCTGCTGTGGTAAAAACTGCATTCAATGCCAATTTTGAGCGGACTTGTCTGAGTAAATATTTTGGCGTCCGTCTGCCGCCGGATTCCTGGCACTGCAGTGCGGTTCAGGCGGCACTGCTTGCCCTTCCCCGGTCGTTAGAGGACGTTGGGGCGCTGCTGGGGCTGGAAAGGCAGAAGCTAAAAGAGGGCAGGGATTTAATCCGCTATTTCTGCGTTCCCTGCAAGCCAACGAAAAGCAATGAGGACAGAACCAGAAATCTTCCTATCCATGCACCGGAGAAGTGGGAATTATTCAAAACCTACTGCATCCGGGACGTGGATGTGGAATATGCAATCCGGAAGAAGCTGAAAAACTTCTCCATTCCTGAACGTGAAATGGAACTTTACCGCCTGGACCAGAAAATCAATGACCGGGGCGTTCTGGTGGACAGGGAACTGGTACGGCAAGCGGTATCCGGGGATTTGCTCCATAAGGAGTTGGTGACGAGTCGGGCATATGAGTTGACCGGAATGGAAAATCCCAATTCCGTTGCACAGATGAAGGAATGGCTGAATGAGCAGGGAGTGGAGGTGGAAAGCCTGGCGAAAAAGGCGGTCAGGGAACTGATCCAGGAATCCGAAGGGGAAGTGCAGGAATTGCTGAAACTACGGCTTCTGATGGCAAAGACCTCCGTGAAAAAGTATGAAGCCATCGAGCGCAGCGTATGTTCAGACGGAAGGGTACATGGGTTATTGCAGTTTTACGGTGCAAACCGTACCGGCCGCTGGGCAGGGCGGCTAGTACAGGTACAGAATCTCCCTCAGAACCATCTCCCAGATTTGGAGCTTGCAAGGAAGCTGGTGAAGAATGGGCGGTTTGAGGAAGTGGAGCTCTTATATGAGTCTATACCAAATGTGCTATCAGAACTTATCCGCACTGCTTTTATTCCAAAGGAGGGCTGTCGGTATCTGGTAGCGGACTTTTCTGCCATTGAAGCCAGGGTGCTGGCATGGTTGTCCGGGGAGCAGTGGAGACTGGAGGTGTTTGCCACGCATGGCAAGATTTACGAGGCATCCGCTTCCGCAATGTTTCATATGCCGATGGAGGAGGTTAAGAAAGGCTCCCGATTGCGTCAGAAAGGGAAAATCTCAGAGCTGGCACTAGGCTACGGAGGAGCCGCAGGCGCGCTAATTTCTATGGGAGCGATGGATATGGGAATTAAGGAAGAAGAACTTTCTTCTCTGGTTTCAACCTGGAGAAAAGCCAATCCGCATATCACGCAATTCTGGTGGGATGTGGATAAGGCTGCGATCCAGGCAGTCACCGAGAAAAAGAGGACACAGGCAGGAAGGATTATGTTTGAATACCACAGCGGTATTCTTTTGATTATTCTTCCTTCGGGCAGGAAGCTGTCCTATGTGAAACCAAGAATGGAGATGAACCAGTTTGACCGGAGAGGACTGACCTATGAGGGAATCGGCGGGAACAAGAAATGGTGCCGGATAGAAACCTATGGACCGAAGCTGGTTGAGAACATCGTACAGGGGACAGCCAGAGATTTATTGGCGGAAGCCATGCTGAGGGTAGACAAAGCAGGATATGCAATTGTCATGCACTGTCATGATGAGATTATAGCAGAAGTGCCAGAAGGAGAAGGTTCTGTGGAGGAACTGTGCAGGCTTATGGCAGTGCCGCCTGTATGGGCAGATGGTCTACCACTCCGGGCGGACGGTTATGAGTGCAGTTTTTATAAAAAAGATTGAGGAGGCTGGGAAAATGAAGTTGTATGTCTCAGTGGGGAATTCCAGGAAAGACAAAAAGTGGAATGGCATGGAGATGGAACTGGAGGAATTCAGGAAACGGATTGCCGCAACTATCCGAACCTCGGAAACAGTAGAGCAGTATAGGAAACTGTCCAAGGCAAGGCAGGACGATATCAAAGATGTGGGCGGTTTTGTGCTTGGGAAGCTGAAAGGCGGCCGGAGGAAGAAGGATTGTGTGGTGTTACGTTCCGGGCTGACTTTAGATATGGATTATGCTACAGAAGATATTGCAGACCAGCTTGAACTGTTCCATGATTTTCACTGTTACTTATATTCCACACATAAACATGCCCAGGAGAAACCAAGGCTCCGGCTGGTGATTCCGCTGTCCAGGAATGTCACGCCGGATGAGTATCAGGCAGTCGCAAGAAAAGTGGCTGAAGAAATTGGTATGGAGTTATTTGATGATACCACCTATGAACCTTCCCGGCTGATGTACTGGCCAAGCACTTCCTCAGATGGAGAATTCATATTCCGGGAGATTGAAGGTGAGATTCTGAATCCGGATACTGTCCTGCAGAAATATGAGAACTGGCATGATTCTTCCCAGTGGCCGGTGAGCAGCCGACAGCAGATTATTGTACAGCGGGATATGAAGAAGCAGGCGGACCCTCTTACTAAGGAGGGAACCATCGGGGCATTCTGCCGGGCGTATTCCATTGAAGATGCCATCGAAGCCTTTCTTTCCGACACCTACACCGCAAGCCAGATACCGGGAAGGTATGACTACATTCCGGCAGATTCCCAGGCGGGGGTTGTAATCTATGATGGAAAGTTCGCCTATTCCCATCATGCTACGGACTCGGCCTGCGGTCAGCTTATGAATGCCTTTGACATGGTCCGTATCCATAAATTCGGGGAACTGGATAAAAAGGCAGATGAAGATACGGAGAGCAGTAAGCTGCCGTCCTTCAAGGCTATGAGCGAGTTCACCGTATCAGATGACAAGGTAAAACTGGAACTACTGGAAGAAAAAGAACAGGCAGTAAAAAGAGAGTTTGCTGCGGAAAAAGATTGGAGGCTGGGACTGGAATACAACCGCCAGGGAGTGCTTGTCAACAACCTGAAAAATCTCCTGCTGATTTTGAACCATGATGAAAATCTGAAATCCATCGTGTTTAACCAGTTTAGTGACGGGATGGAGATTAAAGGGGAGGTGCCTTGGGAGCATCCGGGGAAGTTCTGGAGGGATGCGGATGATTCCCAGCTTATTTCCTATGTAGATTTAAACTATGGGAATTTCTCTGCCAGAAACTATGACATTGCTGTGACGAAGGTAGTAGATGACCGTTCCTATCATCCGGTCAGGGAATTCTTAAACTCTTTGCCGGAATGGGATAAAATACCCAGGTCAGATACCCTCTTAGTGGATTACCTGGGTGCGGTGGATAATGCCTATGTACGTGCGGTGACCAGAAAGACATTATGCGGTGCGATAGCCAGAGTGATGAGTCCAGGATATAAATTTGACACCATGCTGGTACTGAACGGTCCGCAGGGGAAAGGAAAGTCCACGCTGATTGCGAAACTGAGCGGGGAGTGGTTCAATGACTCTTTGCTATTAAATGACACCAGAGATAAGACCGCTGCGGAAAAACTGCAGGGCTATTGGATTCTGGAAATCGGGGAGCTGGCTGGTCTGAAAAAAACGGAGATTGAAACACTTCGTGGGTTCCTTTCCAGGCAGATTGACATTTACCGTGCCTCCTTTGGACGCAGGGCAACGCCGCATCCAAGGCAGTGTATCTTTATCGGAACTACGAATGCGGAGAACGGGTATCTTCGGGATACCGCAGGTAACCGGAGGTTCTGGCCGGTGAAAACACCCGGTGATGCAGCGAAGTCATCCTGGGAACTGACCGAGGAGGACGTCCACCAGATTTGGGCTGAGGCATTGTCATATTACAAAGCAGGGGAATCATTGTGCCTAGATAAGGTGGTGGAACAGATGGCAATCCGGGAGCAGCAGATTGCCATGGAGGTTGACGAGCGGGAAGGCATTGTGAAGGAATACCTGGAAAAGCTGCTGCCGGAGAACTGGGAGAGCATGGAACTTTATGACCGCCGGAATTATGTGAATGGTTCTGAGTTCGGAGAACAGCGGGAAAGAGGTGTGAAAAAGCGGGAGCGTGTTTGCAATATGGAAATATGGTGCGAGTGCTTTGGTAAAGAACGCTCGAACCTTAAACGGCAGGATGCTAATGAGATTACGGCGATTATGGCAAATATAGATGGATGGAGAAAATCGGACGCAAAAATCCGGTTTCCGATTTATGGAGTAGTCAGAGGGTATTGCCGGGAGGAAAATGTTACGGCAGCAAAAGGCAACAATTAGCCGGGTGGGCAACAAAGAAAACAGTTGCTGTTGCCAGGAATGTTGCCATAAATGAATCAAATGGGCAACAGGTGTAAAGTAAGTAATGATAAGCGTTAGCGGATTTATGTTGCTGTTGTTGCTGATACCACCTTATATTTATGAAATAATAAAAGGATAAGGGAAAACGTGTGCAAATGCGTGTTTATGTTATATACGTGCATGAACAGCAAATCGGCAGCAGAACATTTGGAAGGGAGGCTTAAAAGTATGGCAGAAGAAAGACAGATAGAGATGATGTTGCAACGGCAGGTAAAAAGCGTGGCGGCAGGGCTGTGAAATTCACCTCCCCGGGTTTGGATGGGGTGCCGGACCGTATGGTGCTGATGCCGGGAGGGAGATGTGCTTTTGTAGAGCTGAAGGCTCCCGGAAAAAAGCTGCGTCCTCTGCAGGAGAAAAGGAGAACACAACTGGAAGCCCTGGGTTTTCTGGTTTACTGCATAGATAGAGCTGAGATGATTGGAGGTGTACTGGATGAAATACAATCCACATGAATATCAGGATTATGCAAAGGAATTCATCATCGGGCATCCGGTGAGCCTGCTTCTTTTAGACATGGGGTTAGGGAAAACTGTGGTCACACTGACCGCCCTTTGGGAGCTGCTGTTGGATTACTTTGAAGTCAGGCGGGTTCTCGTGATCGCACCTTTACGTGTGGCACGGGATACCTGGCCGGGGGAGTATGAGAAGTGGGATCACTTGAATGAATTGATGCTTTCTCCCATTCTAGGTTCGGAGAAAGAGAGGAAAGCGGCATTAAACCGGAAGGCGAATGTGTATGTGATCAACCGGGAGAACGTTGAGTGGCTGGTAGGGCAGGGCAACTGGGATTTTGACATGATTATCATTGATGAACTGTCCTCTTTCAAATCCCACAAGGCAAAGCGGTTTAAGGCTCTTAGGAAAGTAAGGGCGAAGGCACACCGGATTGTGGGCCTGACCGGAACTCCTGCACCAAACGGTCTGATTGACCTTTGGGCGGAAATCGGAATTCTTGACTTGGGGCAGAGACTTGGACGGTTTATCGGGGCGTACCGGGAGCGGTTCTTCCAGCCGGATAAGCGGAGCCGGGATATGGTGTATTCCTATAAGCCAAAAGATGGAGCAGAGGAACAAATCTATGGGTTGATTTCCGACATCACAATCAGCATGAAGGCGGTGGACTATCTGGAAATGCCGGAATGTATTTATAACCGGGTGGAGGTGAGCCTGAGTGAGAAAGAGTATGACCTGTACCGGAAACTGGAAAAGGAGATGCTTCTTCCTTTTGAAGGCGGGGATGTGGATGCGGTCAATGCGGCGGGGCTTTCTAACAAATTGTTACAGATGGCAAACGGAGCAGTCTATGATGAGAACGGGGACGTGCGACATATCCATGACCGAAAGCTGGACGTTCTGGAAGATTTACTGGAAGCGGCAAATGGAAAGCCGGTGCTGGCAGCTTACTGGTATAAACATGATAGGCAGCGGATACAGGAGCGGTTCCAGGCGGTGGAACTGGATACTTCGGAGGATTTTAAAAAGTGGAACAAGGGTGAGATACCACTTGCCATGATCCATCCGGCATCTGCCGGGCATGGGCTGAACCTGCAGGCAGGAGGTTCTACGCTGATCTGGTTCGGACTGACCTGGTCGTTGGAACTGTATCAGCAGATGAATGCCAGACTTTGGAGACAGGGACAAAAAGAAACGGTGGTGATTCATCATCTGATAGCGAAAGGTACCATGGATGAGCAGGTGTTTGCTTCTTTAGAGCGAAAGAATACTGGGCAGTCCGCACTGGTGGATGCGGTAAAGGTAAGGATTGGAGGTATCCGGGATGGATGTGGAAAGAATCTTTAAAGAATACCGGGAATGGAAACATAGCCTGGCCTTGTTAGAATTTGAGCTGGGCAGATTCCAGGGAATTCCATATGAGGACGTTATCGAGAGCCTGTGTTTTTCAAAACTACAGGGAGAGCGTGTACAGACCAGCGGTACTTCTGATAAAACAGGAATGACCGCCATGGTTTACAGGCAGGTAAAGGAAAGGCTGGATGATGAGTGGTTCGATTTTTTGCTGAGACGCTATAAACAGATAAAGGAAGAAATGGATTTCCTGGAATATGCTATTCGCCAACTGAGCGGGCGTCTGCCTGAGATTATATGGGATATGATTATAGAACAGGCAAGCTGGCAGGAGCTAATGATAAAATACAATGTCAGCCATGCCATGGTTGGAAAGTACAGGAAGAAAGCCGTGGAGGAACTGAAACGGATTTATGAACTGCGGGGGCGGCAGACAGATTCCTATTTGTTAAGCTGAATGGGTAGACTAAGTGTAGACAATGAGTTGATTGAAAGTTTACCGGATCCTGTGCTATGATTAAGCTGCGAAGAAATGTAAAGAGTCTTGTGGATTTAATTCCATGAGGCTTTTTTCATGCCTTTGCACTGGCAGGGACTTATCCTTTCACCCTGCCGCTACATACGGAAGGAGTGAATTCAGATGCCGAGAAAGCCAAAGAAGCCCTGCCGATATCCGGGATGCCCGAATCTAACAGAGTCAGCCTATTGTGAAGAACACAGCTATCTGTATCAGACAGAGCGTGCCGGAGCATCAGAGAGAGGTTATAACGGACGATGGCGGAAAGCCAGGCGCAGGTATCTGAAAGAACACCCGCTGTGTGTCCGGTGCCGGGAACGTGGGAAGCTGGTGAAAGCCACCGTAGTGGACCATATTATTCCGCACCGTGGAAATGAAGAATTGTTCTGGGCTGAGTCCAACTGGCAGGCACTATGTAAGAATTGCCATGACAGAAAGACGATGACGGAAGACCGTTATCAGGAATACAAATACTGACAGAGAGAAGCCTTGGAAATTTCCAGGGCTTTTCCCTGTTCTGGTAAATGTTCTCTGATAAGTATAAGACTTTTGGATATTGCTGCAATACCCAATGCAGTGATTTCAATTTCATTGGAGTCATCCATTTTTAATTTTTGTTCTCGTAAGAAAGGGATGGCTCGCAAACCATTGCTGGGGTGATGCGGATGCAATTCTCCTCGTAAGAGACTTCGATCGTGTCCCCGATGTGGAAACCAAGAGCTTCCAGCCATTTCCCTTCCATAGAGATTTTGGGTGTCTCGATATAGGAGCCGGTTCTACCCCAGACGTTACTGCTTTGCCTGGTGCGGAAAGAACAAAGGATTTTCAGTTTTTTTGTTTTCATAAGCGTCTACCTCCTTTTATTTGGTAGTGCCATATTAAATCTGATTGCTGATATTATCCAGTAAATTCTAAGGCATAAGATCCACAAAAAGTATTGTGGAAATTGTGAGTTTTGTGACAGTAAAACATGAAAAAGCACCCTGACTGGCAGGATGCTTACTATAGATCGTGTTTTGTTCTGCGATGAGAAGCTTCTTGATATACCTGATTATCGGCTCTAACGGACACAACGATAATTGTCATCACACTATTTCGCTCTTCTATAGAGTAAACAACACGGATTCCGATTCCACGGAATTTAATTTTAAAAAGTCCAGCCAGATTTGAGCCATCTTTGTTGCCAAGAGGCTTTCCGTATCCTCCCTGATAAATAGAAACTGGGTTCTGGCTGACCTTTTGGATTCCCTTGGCAACTTGGGGACGGACAGAATTATCCAATTTTTTCATATCATTCAGTGCTTCGGGAAGGAAGTTAATTTCATAGTTCATTCGATTTCTACATCCTCCGCTTCGTTAAGTTCGGTCTCGGAAATTCCAAGGTCAACCATTGCATCGTTAAAAGTTACTGTGCGTTCCATGTCGCCATTAGCAATACGCTGCTGTGCAAGAAGCAGAAGCTGATAGTCTTCTTCAATCTCAGCCAGGCGTTCATATTCCTCTGGTGAAAGAATCACGGCAGAAGGAGCATTGTTTTTTAGTACAACAAGCTGGCGTTCCGTGCGCAGTCTGTCAAAGATTTTGGAAGCCTGCCCTTTGTTAAATTGAGTGATAGAAATGAGACTGTTTAATACATCGGTAGTGATAGCCATTTACCATTCCTCCTTTCTCTATGCTTACTATTAGTATATGCGGAAAAACAATTATTATCAACAAAATATTAGAAAATTTATAGATAAATTATAATTACTTTTGATTGTAATAATTTTTAAGGGAAAGGGGAGCCCGAATCTCCAGAACCCCGTCCCCTGGAAACCGCCGCCCCCTAAGGCGTGAATTTTCGCAGAAACCGTCAGGGGGGATAGGATAATAGGTGCCTTATTGTACATAAACATATGATTTCCGCTGAATTGCTTGGAGGGGATTTTGCCAAAAAGTACCGGAAATCCATGTTTTGAAGCCGAGAAAAGTAGAAATCACTATGCATTTCCCGGTTTTTCTGTAAGGAGGTGCGAAAGGAAATGACAGAGGTGCAGGAAACCAGAATCCGGGAACTGAGACTGAAAGGTTTAGGCTACCGGAGGATTGCCACGGAGGCAGGGTTGTCCCGTGACATTGTCCGAAATTACTGCAGGAGCAAAGGAATGGCTGGATACGCCACAGCTTTGGAAAAGAATGTATCGGAACAGATTTCCAAGGGCAAAGCCTGTTTGTACTGTGGAAAGGAAATAAAACAGCCGGCTACCGGGCGTCCTAAGAAGTTCTGTTCGGAAACCTGCAGGAGAATATGGTGGAGGATCCACCCGGAGGTTTCCGAGCAGAAGGATACCGCATTATACACGATGACCTGTGCGCACTGTGGTAAGGTATTTGTTTCCTATGGGAACCAAAAACGGAAATACTGCGGTCACAACTGCTACATCAAAGACAGGTTCTGGAGGGGAGAAGAGAATGGAGTTTCGGAGAATTAAAATCAAAGAACTGGTAGCTGCTTCCTACAATCCGAGGAAGAAGCTGAAGCCGGGGGATATGGAATATGAGAAAATCAAACGCTCCATTCAGGAGTTTGGGTATGTCGAGCCGGTCATTGTCAATTCTGACCTGACCATCATTGGCGGTCATCAACGGGTTACAGTTTTATCCGATTTGGGGTATGAGGAAATTGACTGTATCGTGGTGGAGATTGACAAGACCAAGGAGAAAGCACTTAATATTGCCTTGAATAAAATTACGGGTGAATGGAATAAGGAACTGCTGGCTGAGTTGATCAGGGATTTGCAGGAATCCGATTTCGATGTGGCGTTCACCGGATTTGAGCCGCCGGAGATTGAACAGCTTTTTAATACGGTCCATGACAAAAATATAACCGAAGATGACTTTGATGTGGATGCGGAGCTGCAGAAACCGGCAGTGGCAAAGCAGGGAGATGTGTGGCTGCTTGGCAGGCACCGGCTGGTATGCGGTGATTCCACTCTGCCGGAAACCTATGATTTGCTAATGACGGGGAAGAAGGCAAACCTGGTAGTGACCGATCCTCCATACAATGTAAATTATGAGGGAACCGCAGGCAGCATTCAAAATGACCACATGGAGGATGAAAAGTTTTACCAGTTCCTCTTTGCTGCTTTTGTAAATATGGAAGCGAGTATGGAGCAGGACGCATCTATCTATGTATTTCATGCCGACACGGAAGGATTAAATTTCCGCAGCGCATTCAAGGCAACAGGATTTTACCTGTCAGGTACCTGCATCTGGAAAAAGCAGAGCTTGGTCCTTGGAAGGAGCCCTTACCAGTGGCAGCACGAGCCGGTTCTGTTTGGATGGAAAAAGGGCGGGAAACATAACTGGTATTCCGACCGGAAGCAGACCACTATATGGGAGTTTGACCGGCCGAAGCAGTCCAAGGATCACCCGACCATGAAACCGGTGGGACTTATGGCATATCCAATCCAGAATTCCTGCATGAGCAACTGTATCGTTCTGGATCCCTTTGGAGGTTCCGGTTCTACGCTTATTGCCTGTGAACAGACCAACCGCATCTGCTATATGGCAGAACTGGATGAGAAGTTCGTGGACGTAATTGTCAACCGATATGTGGAGCAGGCCGATTCCGCGGAGAAGGTCTTTGTCATCCGCAGCGGACAGAAAATAAAATATGAGGAATTAAAAAGGGAAGGTGGAGCTGATGAAGCAGTTGACCTTCCTTGATTTATGCTCCGGCATTGGCGGATTCCGGCTTGGGCTGGAAAATGCAGGACATAAATGTATCGGTTACTGTGAGTATGACAAATATGCCAGGGCTTCCTATGAAGCCATGTACGACACAAAGGGAGAGTGGTTTGCAGATGATATCACAAAGCTTAAACCGGAGAATGTGCCTTACGCAGATATCTGGTGCTTCGGATTCCCATGCCAGGACATCTCCGTTGCCGGGAAACAGCGGGGACTGCGTGGAAAGAGAAGTGGAATCTATTACAACATCATTGACCTTGTCAAAGGCAAAGAAGAAAGTGGTAAACCCACATACTTACTTGTTGAGAACGTTAAGAACCTGCTCTCAGTTAATGGAGGATTCGATTTTGCCGCCGTTTTGTCTGAAATGGATGAAGCAGGGTATGACACGAAATGGCAGGTGCTTAACTCCAAGGATTTCGGAGTCCCGCAGAACCGGGAGCGGGTGTTCCTTATCGCAAATCTTAGAAGCAGAGGCAGACGGGAAATATTATCTGTCACTGGAGAAGACGGCAGAACTCTTGAACAGATTATAGGCGGTATGCAGGGATACCGGGTTTATGATCCGGCTGGGGTGTCGGTTACCCTTGGAGCTAATGGCGGAGGAATGGGAGCAAAGACGGGGCTGTATTTCATTGATCAGTGCAGCAGCCCCAAGGTTACAGAAGTGGCAAGATGTATCCAGGCCAGATATAACGCAGGTATTATCAACTATCCTGCCAGTAATTCCGGTGTGATGGAAGTCCATGCGGTTCTGACACCGGAAAGGATAGAGAAGCGGCAGAATGGCAGGCGGATGAAAGAGGACGGTGAGCCGATGTTTACGCTGACAGGCCAAGACCGGCACGGTGTCTACCTATGTAAAAAATCAATGCAGGAGGATAAAGTAGAAATTCCTATCCGGAATGGAACAAAGCAGGGATATGACATTGCCCATCCTGGTGATGGAATCTGTCTGGCATATCCAAAAAGTGCAACCCGGAGAGGGCGTGTGGGTAAAGGGTGTTCCCAGACATTGGACACGGGCTGCCAGATGGGAGCCGTCTTAAAATGCGGACGTATCCGCAGACTGACTCCACGTGAGTGTTTCCGGCTGCAGGGATTTCCGGATACATTGTATGAGAGGGCGGCAGCAGTCAATTCCGAATCTCAGCTTTACAAGCAGGCAGGGAATGCGGTGACCGCCACGGTGGCTTATGCGGTGGCCATGGCACTGCCGGAATCCCGTGAAGTGGTTGATAACTGTGGTTTCAGGGAGGTTGAAAAATAATCTGGAAAGATGGAGAATTGCATTGACTTTACACCCGTTTAGAGTGATTTATGTAGTACCAAAAAAACGGAGGTAAAGGCTTATGAAGAAAATTATAACAACTACGGAAAACAGGAAAGACATTGTCAAGGCAATATGCGAAATCACAGGGGAGAGTTCCCAGTACCTGGGTGTCCCAAGCTGCGGATACGAGATTGGCAAATGCATTGTGAACCGGACTGGCGAGGTGGAACTCCCGGACGGGGATGAGAAACTGGAGGAAATGATTCTTGCTGGTCTGATGGAAAGAGGACTGGTGGAAAGGGAAGAGGAGATGGAGGGTTTGGAGATTAAGATTCCTATGGGAGAGCATACGGGACTGAGTTTGAAGAACCTGGTCTTCATGATCCACAGCAAACAGTACCTTTTGAACAAAGCCGTTGGGAGAAAAGCTTTCCAGGTAAATGATGAGTTCCTTGTAAAACTGCAGGGGACAGAGCCGGAGGGCAGAGGAGAATTCCTGGAACTACTCCATTCCTGTAAAGGGAATGAGCGGAACAAAGGCTTTTATTTTACAGAGGACGAGATTGTGTTTGAGGCATTTCCATTTTCTGAAAATGGGGAGGACACGGGAGCTTATGCAAAACTGGCATCGAGTATGTGTGCGGCCGCTTTAGACAGCAAGCGGGTGAATCCGGCAGAAACCATTGCAGAGAACGAGAAGTATTATATGCGCATCTGGCTTTTACGACTGAACCTTGGCGGGGCAGAGGGGAAAAAGATACGCCAGGTGATGCTTGCCAATTTAAAAGGGCATTCTGCTTTCCGCACTCCGGAGGAAATTGAAAGGGCAAAGGTACGAAGCCGCCAGAGGGCTGAAGCCCGGAAACAGACGGAGCAGGAGGTTTTAGGGCAGGCAGAAGCTGAGAGAGATGCCCTGATGAATGATTCGGTAAACCAACTGTTTTCAGAAGAAAACGGAATTACAGAGGAGAAGGAAGAACCTTAGGAAGTGGCTAAAATACATGGTTTCCCGCCTTATTACTGGATTCTGGCGAGGGCTTATATAAAATATGGATTTGATGACTTTATATTAAAACAAGCTTTGGAGAAAAGCTGTCCATAAAAATAAACTGATGAGTCAAGGAATTAGAGCTTCTTCTGAGGCTCTTTTCTTTTGCCGGAAAACAGAGGGGAGGTGGAGCAGATGGCACAGAGCGGCAGAAAACCAAAGCCTACGGCGGTAAAAGTCCTGGAAGGGAATCCGGGAAAGCGGAGTTTAAACACGCAGGAGCCAAAACCGGAGAAGAAGGCTCCACGCTGTCCGGTCTGGCTGGAGGAGGAAGCGAAAAAGGAATGGAAGCGTATGGCAAAGCAGATGGAGCAGCTTGGCATCCTCACTGAGATTGATATGGCGGCTTTTGCCGGGTACTGTCAGGCATATGCCCGGTGGAAAGAGGCAGAGGAATTTATTACGCAGCATGGAACCATCGTAAAGACACCTTCCGGTTATTGGCAGCAGGTGCCCCAGGTTTCCATTGCCCAGACCTATCTAAAAATCATGAACCGTTTCTGTGAGCAGTTTGGACTTACCCCCTCCTCCAGAAGCCGCATTGTGGCTGAGAATGGGGAGGATAAGGAAAGCGATGCCATGGAACTGCTCCTGTATAAAGGCGGTGGCCGGTAATGTTTGATGAGGCAAAAGCGGAACATGCGGTCAACTTTATCAACTGTCTGAAGCATACCAAAGGCCGGTGGAGGGGAGTTCCCTTTGAACTACTGCCTTGGCAGGATACCATTATCCGGGAGGTGTTCGGTACAATTAAGGATAATGGCTACCGTCAATACAACACCGCTTATGTGGAGATTCCGAAGAAGAACGGAAAGTCGGAACTGGCGGCTGCTGTTGCTCTTTATATGACCTGCGGGGACGGGGAATGGGGTGCGGAGGTTTATGGCTGTGCCTCTGACCGGCAGCAGGCGTCCATTGTGTTTGATGTAGCGGTGGATATGGTGGATCAGTGTCCGGCATTAAAAAAACGTATTAAGCCGGTCATGTCGGTAAAGCGGCTGGTATATAAGCCGACCAACAGTTTTTACCAGGTGCTTTCCGCAGAAGCCTATACGAAACACGGTCTGAATGTCCATGCGGTTATTTTTGATGAATTACATGCGCAGCCGAACCGGGAACTGTTTGATGTCATGACGAAGGGATCCGGTGATGCCAGAACACAGCCGTTGTTTTTTCTGATTACAACGGCAGGAAATGACCGGAACTCGGTGTGTTTTGAACAGCACCAGAAGGCAGAGGACATTATACTTGGGAGAAAGATAGACCCTGCGTTTTATCCTGTGATTTACGGGGCGAAGGATAACGCGGATTGGTCATCGGAGAAAGTCTGGTACCAGTCGAACCCATCCCTGGGATACACCATTGATATAGAAAAAGTCAGAAACGCTTATCTGAGCGCTAAAGATAATCCGGCGGAGGAGAACATTTTCCGGCAGCTCCGTCTGAATCAGTGGGTGAAACAGTCTACCCGGTGGATGCAGATGGAGAAGTGGGATGCCTGTGATTTTGCAGTTGATGAAGTCGAATTGATTGGCAGGGAATGTTACGGCGGATTGGATTTATCCAGCTCCACTGACATTACAGCATTTGTCCTGATATTTCCTCCGAGGACAGAAGAAGAAAAATACATTATTCTGCCGTATTTCTGGATACCGGAGGAGAACATGCGGCTGCGTGTTCGCCGGGACCATGTGCCTTATGATGTGTGGGAGCAGCAGGGATTCTTGAAAACCACGGAGGGGAATGTGATTCATTATGGATTTATTGAAAGATTCATAGATGACTTGGGTAAGAAGTTTCATATTAAAGAGATCGCCTTTGACCGCTGGGGAGCGGTACAGATGGTACAGAATCTGGAAGGGCTGGGATTCACAGTGATTCCATTCGGGCAGGGTTTCAAGGATATGTCACCGCCCAGCAAGGAACTGATGAAGCTGACACTGGAGAAGAAACTGGCTCATGGCGGACATCCGGTTTTGCGTTGGATGATGGATAACATCTTTATCCGTCAGGACCCGGCAGGGAATATTAAGCCGGATAAGGAGAAGTCCACGGAAAAGATTGACGGTGCGGTGGCGGCGATTATGGCTTTGGACCGTTCTATAAGGAATGGTGGAAATAGTAGCGGTAGTGTTTATGATGATAGGGGGATTTTAGTCTTTTGAAATCATTGTTTAGCGAGGAAAGATATGCTAGAATTATTTTATCTATCTTTGAGGAGGCAAGTCATGGAAGAGAAGGAAATAATTTTAGCAAAAATATGTGCAATATTAGATAAACCATATTTTATAATAAAAGAGAATGGTGAGTTTAAGAAATATTTAAAGTGTTGTGGCTTAGGAAAATTATATGATGACAATGCAGATTATTTAGAGCCATATTGGTATAATGGAACTTGGCAAAATCCAAGAGAAGAATATAATATTTTCATCGGCTTGGACAATATTTTTACTGAACTTTTAAAAAGTAATGAGACGAAGAAATTATCATTACTTATTGTGGAATTAGGAAATAATATTAATCCATATATCACGTCCAGATATTATGAAGACGATAGATGTAAGAAGTATGTGGATAAATTAATTAATCTTTATCAGTTACTGGGATTCGAATTAGTAAAAGAAACAGATTATTTTGATGTAATACCGTGGAGTGGAAATACAGAAAAGATAGCCGATGTTTATGGATTAGAGCAGTGGCTACTTAATAATTATCCGGAAATTTACGATTCATATGAAGGATCGATTGATGCTTTTGTAAGTGGGAATTTTGGAACTTGCATAGAGGCTTGCCGAACTACATTAACAGGTCTATTCTCAAAATATAAAGGTCCAGACTCCTTTGCCAAATGGTTTAGAGGAACAGCAGATATAGCTGGGGAATATGATGGTTCAAATATGCAAGATATAAAAAATCATCTTGATGCATTAGGTAAAAGAGAATTGTCTGAATTTTTTGAAGAAAATATATCTGGTAGTTACAAGAAAACACGAGCAATCTATAGTATCTATTCAATGCTATCAGATTATGGAACTCATAGGCAAGAAGGAACAGAGGAAACACCATCTAAGGAAGATGCACTTATGATGTTAAGAATGACAGAGGATATTATGATTTGGATTTTTCAAAAAAGAGATAGTTGAAATGCAGGACAATAAGTAAAGCAAAAAAATATATCATTAGGCGCTTCTTCGGAGGTGCTTTTTTCATGCCTATTTTTAGGAGGAAAGCAGATGGGAATCAGAAGTTTATTGGGAATGCGGGGATCAAGGGATAAGCCAAGGAACTCTTATGCAGGTTCTGCCTTATCCTTTTTATTTGGAAGAAGTACCAGCGGCAAGCCAGTAAATGAGCGGACAGCAATGCAGACAACAGCAGTGTATTCCTGTGTAAGGATTCTGGCAGAGGCGGTGGCTTCACTTCCGCTACACATCTATCAATATACGGACAAGGGGAAGGAGCGGGTGGCTGACCATCCGCTTTATCCTATTCTGCATGATGAGACGAATGAGGAAATGACTTCATTTGTGTTCCGTGAAACACTGATGAGCCATCTGTTGATTTGGGGAAATGCTTATGCACAGATTATCCGGGATGGCGCAGGACGGGTGCTTGGATTATATCCGCTCCTGCCTAACAAGATGCAGGTAGACAGGGCAGATAATGGGGAGATTATTTATATTTATTCCAGAGATTCGGAAGAAAATCCGAACTTTAGCACTTACGGACAGATTTATCTTCGGCGGCAGGATGTTCTGCATATCCCGGGGCTTGGTTTTGATGGCCTTGTGGGGTATTCGCCCATTGCCATGGCGAAGAATGCTGTGGGCATGACACAGGCCTGTGAAGAGTACGGAGCAAGTTTCTTTGCCAACGGAGCAAATCCCGGCGGCGTATTGGAGCATCCCGGAGTGTTAAAAGACCCCGGAAAGGTGCGGGAAAGCTGGAATGCGGTCTACCGTGGCACCAATAATGCCCATAAGATTGCGGTGCTGGAGGAAGGGATGAAATACCAGCAGATTGGTATCCCACCGGAGGAAGCACAGTTTCTGGAAACCAGGAAGTTTCAGATTAACGAGATTGCCCGGCTATACCGGATTCCGCCCCACATGGTAGGGGATTTGGAAAAGTCAAGCTTTTCCAACATAGAGCAGCAGTCTTTGGAATTCGTAAAGTATACCCTGAACCCATGGGTAATCCGCTGGGAACAGTCCTTGCAGAAGGCATTATTACTTCCGGAGGAGAAGAAGGAATACTTCATTAAATTAAATGTGGACGGATTGCTCCGTGGGGATTATCAAAGCCGGATGACCGGTTATGCCACAGCAAGGCAGAACGGCTGGATGTCCGCCAACGATATCCGGGAACTGGAGGATTTAAACCCGATACCGGAGGAAGAAGGGGGAAACCTCTATCTCATAAATGGGAATATGACAAAGTTAAAGGATGCCGGGCTGTTTGCCGGAAACGGCACAGAAAAAGAAGAGGAACCAACTTAGCGGTATGAGGCTGCTGGGGCAGGTTCCTTTTTGTGTGTAAGAAAGTGAGGAATACAGGTGAAACGGAAGTTTTGGAACTGGGTGAAGAATGAGGACGAAGGAGGAAGGACGCTGTACCTGGACGGGGAAATTTCAGACGAAACCTGGTATGGCGATGAAGTGACACCGGAACTGTTCCGCAGAGAACTGGAATCCGGTAACGGTGATATTACGGTTTGGATTAATTCTCCGGGTGGAGATGTGTTTGCAGCAGCACAGATTTACAACATGCTGATGGACTACAAGGGAAATGTGACCGTGAAGGTGGATGCCCTGGCGGCATCGGCAGCCTCTGTCATTGCGATGGCAGGAACTACGGTACAGATGTCCCCGGTTGCCATGATGATGATCCACAACCCCATGACGGTTGCCATCGGGGATTCGGAGGAGATGAAGAAAGCCGGAGCCATGCTGGACGAGGTAAAGGAAAGTATTATGAACGCCTATGAAATCAAGACAGGGCTGAACCGGGCAAAGATTTCCCATCTGATGGATGCAGAGAGCTGGTTCAATGCCAGGAAGGCGGTGGAACTTGGATTTGCGGATGAGATTATAGAGGACAAAAGCGGAAACAGGGAGAAAGAAAATGGGCTGGAACTGGAAGGAATGATGTTTTCCAGGGCGGCGGTTGCCAATTCCCTTTTAGATAAGTTAATCCCGAAGAAGCCGGAAAAGAAGGGAATTCCGGCGGAGCAGTTACAAAAGCGTTTGAATCTATTAAGCCATTGAGCAGGAGGAAGAATCCATGAAACAGATTTTAGAATTAAGGGAAAAAAGAGCAAAGGCATGGGAAGCGGCGAAGAAACTTCTGGATGAAAAGCGTGGGGAAGACGGCTGCCTTAGTACGGAGGATACTGCCACGTATGAAAAAATGGAGGCAGATGTGGTGAACCTGGGCAAAGAGATTGAGCGTCTGGAACGCCAGGCTGCCATTGATCTTGAACTGTCAAAGCCAACCAGTACACCGATTACCAACAAACCAAACGGGAATCCATCCGGTGAAGAAAAGACGGGTAGAGCAGGCATGGAATACCGCAGGGAGTTCTGGAACGCCATGCGAAAGAAGAACTACTACGATGTGAATAATGCACTGCAGATTGGTACGGACTCCGAGGGCGGATATTTAGTGCCGGATGAGTTTGAGCAGACGCTGGTGCAGGGACTGGAGGAAGAAAACGTGTTTCGTACTCTGGCAACCATAATCCAGACTTCCAGCGGTGACCGGAAAATTCCGGTGGTGGCTACCAAGGGAGAGGCTTCATGGGTAGATGAGGAAGGACAGATTCCGGAATCTGATGATTCTTTTGGACAGGTATCCATTGCGGCTTATAAGGTGGCAACCATGATTAAAGTCTCTGACGAGCTGTTGGGAGACAGTGTGTTTAATATGGAAGCTTATATCTCCAATGAGTTTTCAAGAAGAATCGGTGCGAAAGAGGAAGAAGCATTCCTTGTGGGTGATGGTAAGGGGAAACCTACTGGAATTTTCAATTCCAACGGCGGAGCTTCTGAGGGTGTGACCACAGCCACGGCAAACATTACTTTTGATGATGTGATGGATCTGTTCTATTCTGTGAAAAGCCCGTACCGTAAGAAATCGACTTTTGTGATGAACGATTCCACGGTAAAGGCACTCCGTAAGCTGAAGGACAATAACGGCACCTATATCTGGCAGCCTTCCGTGCAGGCAGGACAGCCGGATACAGTTTTAAACCGTCCCGTAGTGACATCTGCTTACGCACCGGCCATTGCGGCAGGGGGAAAAGTCATTGCTTTTGGTGATTTCAAGTATTACTGGATTGCCGACAGACAGGGGCGTTCCTTTAAACGTCTGAATGAGTTATTCGCAGCCAACGGCCAGGTTGGCTTCCTTGGAAGCCAGAGAGTGGACGGTAAGCTGATTCTGCCGGAAGCGGTGAAAGTGCTAGCCATGAAGGCAGCAAGCGGTGCCTGAATCAATTTTTAGGATTTGCTTTAGCGGGCAGGTCTTTTTTTATGTGGAAAGGAGGCATCTATGGTAGTTACATTGGAAGAAATCAAGGAATATGTGCGGATTGACAGCATCGGTGAGGACGATTTTCTGCTGGGCTTGTGTGCCACATCAGAAAGTCTGTGCAGTGACATTTTACACCGGACGTTTGATAAGATGGAGGAAGTGCCGGATACGGTGAAGACAGCAGTGCTGTATGGCATTTCCTACTTGTACGAGAACCGGGAGCAGGCGGATTTCAAAGATTTGACATTGATGCTGAAGTGCCTGCTGTTCGGGCAGAGGGATGAGGTGTTCTGATGAAGATCGGACAGTGGCGGGAGCGTATCCTTATCCAGAAAAATAATATCACGAAGGATAAGACCGGAAACCAGAAGAACGTATGGGTAGATTTCTATTCCTGCCACGCTTATGTGAATAACCTGTCTGGCCGGGAATACTGGGAGGCGGCACAGGTAAACCAGGAGGCTTCCCTTTATTTTATTGTTCGGTACTGCAGGGAACTGGAATCCATGGACAGCACCTTATACCGGATTGTGTTCAAGGGGGAAGTCTACAATATCACCTTCGTGGATTTCATGCAGTACCAGAAGAAAACCATCAAGCTGCGGGCAGAGAAAGTGAAGAGGTAGGGTATGGCAGAACGAAGGGTGAGCGTGGATCAGATGGCAGATGCCATCGCTCAGTCCATGGCGGAGTTTGCGGATTTATCTAATGAAGTAATGAAGGAGTGTGTCACAGAAACCAGTAAGTCTGTGAAGAAAGAAATACAGGAAAATGCCCCGGTGCGTACCGGAAAGTACAAGAAAAGCTGGGCGGCGAAGAAGGTGAAGGAGAATGCTAATTCCCTCACCATGGTGGTACACAGCCGTGACCGGTATCAGATATCACATCTTCTGGAACATGGACATGCGAAACGGGGAGGCGGACGGGTGGCTGCCATTCCACATATTGCTCAGGCGGAACAGAGAGGAGCAGAAGAACTGGTTTCCAGAATCGAAAGGGGGCTTTCGGGATGAACCATGAACAGGTAGTGGCAATGGCAGAGGAAACAGGACTGCCCTTTGCCTATGACCATTTTGTAGAAGGACAGTCCCCGGAGCCGCCCTTTTTAGTCTTTCTTTATCCGAGTGCCAATAATTTTGCGGCGGACGGGATCGCTTATTTCAAAGTGAACCGACTGCATTTGGAACTGTATACCGATGAGAAATCCATAGAACTGGAAGAAAAGGTAGAGGCTGTGCTTACCAGGCATGGCATTTTTTATGGTAAAAGCGAAGTATGGATTGATTCAGAAAATCTGTACGAGGTATTATATGAAATGGAGGTTTAGTAAGTGGGAAATAAAGTGAAGTTCAATCTGTGCAATGCCCATTATGCACCGATTAAGTCAGGAGAAAATGGGGAGAGTACCTTTGGGACTCCGGCGGCACTTCCGGGAGCGGTGTCCATCAGCCTGGATCCCAATGGAGAGCCGGAATCCTTTTATGCGGATGGCATTGAGTATTACATTATCAATAACAACATGGGTTATGACGGGGATTTAGAGCTTGCTATGATTCCGGAGTCCTTCCGCACGGACATTTTGAAGGAAGAAACAGATGCTAACAAGGTGCTGGTAGAAAACTGCAATTCGGAGACAGGCAGCTTTTCCCTGCTCTTTGAGTTTGATGGGGACGTGAAGAAAATCCGCCATGTGCTATATAATTGTTCTGCATCCAGACCGAAAATTGAGTCTAAGACAAATGAGGAATCCAAGGAAGTGCAGACAGAAACGCTGACCATTAAAGCAAGACCATTGGCAAGCGGTTATGTGAAGGCAAAGACTGGAGATTCCACTACTCAGGCTGTATACGATAAGTGGTATGAGGCGGTGTATATGCCCGCCAGTTCTCCAGCAGTTGAAGCGGCGCAGGCATCTGCTCTTTCAGCGCAGACTATAAGTAGGACAGCGGCCGCAACAGCAGAGAAAGAATCAGATACGAAAAAATCATAGGAGGCAGAAAAGGACATGAGCATTATCAGGACGATTGAGATTGACGGAAAGGATGTTTTATTTAAGGCGTCAGCGGCAATTCCACGGATTTACCGTTTGAAGTTCCAGAGGGATATTTATAAGGATTTACGGGCGTTGGAACAGAGCGTGAATGGCTCGGAAGAAGGGGAGTCAGGGCTTGACCTGTTTTCCTTGGAGATGTTTGAAAATATTGCGTTTGTGATGGCGAAACATGCAGAGGATTCCATTCCTGACACGCCGGAGGAATGGCTGGATGGATTTAATACATTTTCCATTTACCAGGTGCTTCCGAAGCTCATTGAGTTGTGGGGATTGAATGTGCAGACAGATGTGGAGGCTAAAAAAAACTTCGCCCAACAGAGCGTGAAATGACAACGCCGCTGTTCCTCCTGCGGTGTGTGCAGCTGGGGCTTTCTATGCAGGATTTGGAACTGCTTTCCATTGGACTGATTAATGACATGTATGCGGAGAGCAGGAATGATGAATGCAAGTATGCCCAGCTGGCAACTCAGGAGGATATGAATAAGTTCTGATTATCGTTGATAGGGTGGTCGATTCCTGCTATACTGGTAGCAGGAATCGGCTGATAGATTCAATGAAAAACAGGAACATATTGGTGGGTTTACTAATCGGAACTTAATTATTTGGGAGCCATAGAATGAAAATATTAACAATAATAGGAAATGGTTTTGATTTGGGACACGATCTTCCTACCCAATTTGATAATTTCATAAAATCAAATTATAACATTTTTAGTCAAAAATACGGTGCTTTTCGTAATGAAAATAATAATTGGAAAGATGTCGAAAGTCAATATAAACAACTGCTATGTAAAATTATGCGAGATAGAAAAGGGATTGATATTACTGAAGAAATAGATAATATCATTCAAGGTTATGGATTTAACGAATACGGGGAAGTAGATTATTATAATTACACTTCAGAAGCATTTATGGAAGAATATGAAAAAATAATTTCTTTTATCAATTTATTAAATCAGTTTGAACAGGATTTTTTAGAATATTTGAAAGCTAATTGTTGTGATGAGCAGCTGAAAGCCAAAGTTATTTATAACAAAATTGAAGAAATATTATCCGCTTCAACCAAAATAATAAATTTCAATTATACAAATGCGGTTGAGGTTATTTATGGCATCAAAGATATAGTGCATATTCACGGAAATATTGATAATTCAATAGCGATAGGGTGTGGAACTTTAGATGAGGTGAAAGAATCTATGGTTGATGATAAGTATCCAACAATCGAAAACTTTGGGATGAATAAGCATGGATTTGCTGAAATGATGGCTTATTATGAAGAGGATATGGAAGGCAATCTAGTTGAAAGTCATTTTATAAAAAGATTTTTTGATGAAGTATCTTCGGTAATAGAAGAAAATGAGGTACGTATTTTTACGCTTTTAGATGAAAAAAGCAAAGATTCTTTAGCATTGCGTAAACAAATAATTAAAGATTTGCCAAAAGAACACTATGACAAAGTTTATATTATAGGTCATTCGCTGGGCGAGGCAGATCATGCTGTGTTAGAGGTAATTAATAAAGATGCAATAGTTAATTGCTTTTATCATACGGATAAAGATTATGAACACATGAAAAATACGTTAGGAACAATGAACTTTAATTTTGAATTGTTATCAGATATAGATTTGTATAAAAAATAATAAAAATATAATGTAACAATGAATTTGTACTTTGTGAGGTGAGAAAATGCCAGTATCCTCGTCACTTAAAATTATGGAATGGAATTTACATTTTCAGTCTAAAAAAGCGGAAATTGCTGATTTCGTTAAGGATAGAGTAAAAAGCCAAGATGTGGCAATATTTACGGAGATTGTTAAGTCCGCTTCTGTATTGGCGTTAATGAATGAACTAAATGAATTTAACTTTTATGAATCATGTAATACAGAGGGAAATCAAATTATTATTGCCGTCAGAAGAAATATTAAGGTTTCGCGCGTAATAAGCAAAATTCCAAATGTTGCAATATATAATGCACCGAATTTATTACACGTGGAAATAATGATTGACGGAATAAAATATCAGATTATAGGAGTCCGTATCCGTATAGATGACGGTTCAGAGGATGACTATAGAGATAGAAATAAGCAATTTGAATATTTGGTAAATTATCTCAGCGATCTGGAAAATATAATAGTTTCAGGCGATTTCAATAATTCATATATTAGAGGAGATTTGAGCGAAAACTATAGCAATGTCAAAAAGCTGTATGAGAAAAATTATAAAGGAGAACTACTTTGTACAAGGTTTTTCAATTATCATATGATGAAAGAAATGTTAGGAGAAAATGTAAACGTATTTACGCCAGAGGATAAGTATTCGTGGGGATTAAAATATAAGGATGGTGAATTTGATTACGGATATATACGAAATGACCATTTGATTGCTTCAAAGACTATCATCGTGGAAAAGTATGATTATGACTGGAATTTTGTATGTGAAAACGAAGACACTTACAAAGTTATGAAATTACGGAAAGACGGTATTATGGAAGTTGCAGCGGGATATCCAGACCATGCGGTTTTATATGTGGAAATAAGAATATAACTTCAAGTAAGTCAGTTAGGCAAGCTGGCACTAACTTGTTATTCGTTCAGGAGGCAGCAGGAATGATTGATATAAGGGATATGAATTACGAATCCAATATGGAAGAAATGAGCACCTTCATAAACAATCCGTTGTTCGCCGAGTTATGCCAGCATTTGGAGAACGAGTACAAGGTGCTTTGCAAGATAGAATATAGCAAAGATGTCTGGCTGCGCGGATGGAACATAAAGTTCAAAAAAGCAGGAAAATCATTATGCACGGTCTACCCGAAGGAAAATTATTTTACTGTGCTGGTGGTGGTTGGCAATAAAGAAAAGGAGTCGGTGGAAAATCTGCTGCCGCAAATGTCCGGGGAGATTCGAGAAATATATGCTAAAACAAAAGAAGGGAATGGACAGAGATGGCTGATGATAGATTTGGAGACATCCGGGGCAGTATACAACGATGTGTTAAAGCTCATCAGTATCCGCAGACAAAGTAAGTAAATTCCGCTTTCCAGGAGGTGGCGTCTATGACTGAGCGAAAGGAAGTTTTAGATTACGGCATGACTTTGCCGGCTGTATACACGGATGCACCGTTCCATGATGATAACTGGGTGCTTCTCCGTTTTAGGAAGAACAAAAAGGCATTTGCATGGACTTATGAGAAAGATGGTACAATGAGGGTAAATGTGAAAGTAGATCCGCAGTGGCGGGATTTCTGGAGGAATGCTTACCCGTCTGTTTTGCCGGGGTATCATCAAAATAAAGACCATTGGAACACTGTCATTCTGGACGGGACGATTCCGGATCAAGAGATAAAGCGGATGATTGCGGAAAGTTATGACCTTATCGCAAAGCAAAAATAGTATATCTAATCATAGTTGAAGAAGGATTACATAGATACCTGTCGCAATGATGGGTGTCTTTTTCAATACATTTGTTGAGCCTAAGAGGCTCTTTTTTTCTGCTCTAAAATAGAGGAGGTATCGCATGGCCAACCGCATACAGGGTATCACGGTGGAAATCGGTGGCGATACCACCAAGCTAACCACCGCATTAAAAGGTGTGAATTCGGAAATCCGAAACACCCAATCCCAGTTAAAGGATGTGGAGAAGCTCTTGAAGCTGGATCCGCATAATTCAGAGCTTCTGGCGCAGAAGCAGCGGCTTCTGACAGATGCCATCGGGGAGACAAAAGACAAGCTGGAAGCGTTGAAGTCTGCCCAGCAGCAGGTACAGCAGCAGTTTGAGCGAGGCGAGATTACCAAAGACCAGTACGATACCCTGCAGCGGGAAATCATCGAAACCGAACAGAATTTAAAAGACCTGGAAAAGCAGGCAAAGGAAACGAATACCTCCCTGTCAGGATTTACACAGGCAGCAGAGAAAATTGGGAAGTTCGGTGATGTGGCTACTTCCGCCGGAAAGAAGATGCTCCCAGTTACCGCAGCCATTACTGCGGCCGGCGGGGCATCTGCCAAGATGGGGATGGATTTTGAGGATGCCATGGCGAAAGTGAATACCATTGCGGATACCACAGAGGTGCCCTTATCGGAACTGGAAAAGGCGATTCTTGACCTGTCCAATCAGACAGGAATTAGTTCCACGGAGATTGCCGGTAATGTCTATGATGCTATTTCTGCGGGACAGAAGACCGGAGATGCGGTCAACTTCGTTTCCAATTCGACTAAACTGGCAAGGGCTGGTTTTGCGGATGCGGGAAGTGCCCTGGATGTCCTGACTACCATCATGAATGCCTATGGTTTGGAGGCATCTGAAGTGAACCATGTATCCGATGTGCTGATTCAGACACAGAACCTTGGTAAGACCACAGTTGGGGAGTTGTCCTCTTCCATGGGAAAAATTATTCCTACTGCGAAAGCTAATGGTGTGGCATTGGAACAGGTGGCGGCAGGGTATGCGATTATGACATCCAATGGTGTGGCAACCGCAGAATCCACTACCTACATGAACTCCATGCTGAACGAGCTTGGAAAATCCGGCACGAAGGTGTCGGACACCTTAAAAGAGAAAACAGGAAAGTCCTTTTTGGAACTGATGCAGGAAGGAGCCAGCCTTTCCGATGTACTGCAGATTATTTCTGACAGTGCAAAGGAGCAGGGACTGGCTTTTGGTGATTTATGGGGCAGTGCAGAAGCAGGAAAAGCCGGATTGATTCTGCTTGGGGACAGTGCGGCAGCCTTTAATGGAACCTTGGAACAGATGCAGAATTCTACCGGGGCAACGGAGACAGCTTTCGGGAAACTGAACACCAACTCCTATACTATCCAGAAGGCATTAAACCAGTTAAAGAACACATCCATTGAACTGGGTTCTGCCATTATGAGTGTACTGTCTCCGATCATTATGGCACTGGCGGAGAAAATTCAGGCATTTACTACATGGTTTTCCGGGCTGTCAGATGGTACCAAAAAGATGATTGTAATCATTGCAGGTATTGTGGCGGCTGTCGGTCCGGTACTGATTATCATAGGTAAGATTGCCACTGGAATCAGTGCGGTGATGAGTCTGGCTGGCATGATAGCACCTGCCATTTCTGCTTTGATTCCGGTCATTGCCAGTGTGGGTGTACCAATCCTGGCTATTATTGCTGTGATAGTGGCAGTAATTGCCATTGGCAAGTTATTGATTGCTCACTGGGATGAAATCAAGGCTGCGTGCATCAGTATCTGGAATGCAATAAAGGAGTTCTTTACTGGGCTGTGGGAGAATATTCAGCAGACAGCCAGTGCAGCCTGGACAGCGATTTCCCAGTTCTTCTCCACCATCTGGACGGGAATCACCACAGTGGCACAGACCATCTGGAATGGGATTGCCACATTTTTCTCCGCTTTGTGGGAAGGTATCAAGAACCTGTTCCAGACCGTGTTGACGGTAATTTCAACCATTGTCACTACCTACTTTAACATTTATAAGACTATCATCACCACAGTGCTGACAGCAATCCAGACCATTTTCACTACAGTTTGGAATGCCATCAAGGCAGTGGTCACAACAGTGGTTACGGCGGTGCAGACATTCCTTATTACGACATGGACTACGATTCAGACAGTTATTACCACCGTTCTGAATGCGATTCAGAACATCGTTTCTTCGGCATGGATTGGTATTAAAAATGTAATAACCACGGTCATGAGTACGGTACAGAATGTGGTAAGCACAGCCTGGAATGCTGTGAAGAATACGGTATCTACGGTGCTGAATGCCATCAAAACCGCTGTTACAAATATTTTCAATAACATCGTAAACGGCATCAGCAGTTCCATGAGCAATGTATACAATGCCGTAAAAAATGGGTTTGAGAAAGCGGCCGGGTATATCAAGGGACTTGCTTCCAGTGCCTGGAACTGGGGCGTGGATATTGTCAATGGAATCGCAGACGGTATCCGTAATGCCGTTGGAAATGTGGTGGATGCGGTCAAGAGCATAGCGGACAAGATTGCGGCATTCCTCCATTTTTCCGTACCGGACGAAGGACCGCTTACGGAATATGAATCCTGGATGCCGGACTTCATGGCGGGGTTAGCAAAGGGCATTGAAAAGAGCCGGGGGTTAGTGGAAAACGCCGTGAAAGGCGTGGCTTCCGATATGGTGGTCAGCCCACAGGTACGTACTGCAGATATGATGGCACAGCAGGCGGCATCTACTAATTCTATCAGTCACTTGCTTTCCGGCATTAAGGATTCGGTAAGCGGAATCACTATGGGCGGTGCGGGAACCATCTGTATCCCGGTGTACATTGGCGGTACTTTGCTGGATGAAGTGGTGGTCAATGCACAGAACAGGCAGAATCTCAGATCAGGAGGGCGGTAAATATGGCATTCGTTCAATATCTGACCTTTGACAGTGTGCCGCTTCCCATGCCGGATTCCTATGAAGTGGAACTGTCCGATGTGGAGGCGGATACCGGAGGGGAAACAGAAGCCGGAACTACGCAGAGAGATGTGGTGAGGAGCGGGGTGGTGACCATTCCGGTTTCCTTTTCCTTAAGTCCCAAGTGGGTAAAGGTCACAGCGGAGTTTCGCAGGAAGACTAAGATAACCGTGGAGTATTTTGACACAGAAACACTGGATATCCGTAAGACAGAGATGTATATAGAGGGTTATAAAGCAAGCCTGGTGAAAGACACCTCCTACAAAGGCTTATGGACGGTATCTTTTACATTGCGGGAATTCTAAGGAAGGTGGTGTTTTCATGTATCCGGCAAGCAAAGCCTTTTTACAAACGGTGCAGGAGAACACCCGGAAGTTCTGCTGGACTGGGAAAATTACCACAAAAGCAGGCATGGAATATACCTTTATCAATGAGGACATTGTCAAAGGTTCCGGTTATATTACCAGCCAATGCTGCGGAAGTACGGAGATAGAAATTGGAACGGTGTATGCAGCGGAACTGGGAATCACGCTGCTTTCCGGGATTGACCGCTATATTTTGGAGGGTGCCGAAATCAGAATGAGTTTTCACCTGGAAGTGTCCGATGGTGTGTACGAGGAAATCCCTATGGGAATCTTTGAAATCAGTGAAGCAAACCGCACCATACGCTGTCTGGAAATCAAGGCATATGATTATATGCTTCGGTTTGAAAAAAGCTTCAATGGGTTTGAAACGGCAGGAAATGCCTATGCGTTCCTGGCTTTGTGCTGTAAAGCATGTAACGTGGAACTAGCGCACACCCAGGCAGAGATAGAAGCCATGCCCAATGGCTCAGAGCTGCTGTCAGTTTATACGGATAATGACATTGAAACATACCGGGATGTGCTGTTCTATGTGGGACAGGTGCTTGGCGGGTTTTTCTGCATCAACCGGGAAGGAAAGCTGGAGCTTCGCAAATATGGGAATCAGCCTGTGATGACAGTATCTGACAGGCAACGGTTTTCCAGCAGCTTCTCTGATTTTATTACTCGGTATACCGCAATTAGTTCCACGAATATCAAGACACAGATTTCCGAGTATTACGCATTAAAGGCGGACGATGGTTTAACTATGAACCTTGGCGTGAATCCCCTTTTGCAGTTTGGATTGGAAGAAACAAGAAAAACATTGCTGGAAAATATACTTACAGATTTGTCTATTATCCGTTATGTTCCTTTTGATTCGAATACCATCGGCAATCCGGCATTGGATTTGGGAGATGTTCTGGTGTTCTCCGGCGGTCATGCAGATGAAAATCAGTTAGCCTGCGTCACCGGATATCAGGTAAAAATCAACGGAAAACACTCCCTGAAATGCGTAGGGAAGAACCCAAGACTGGCGCAGGCAAAGTCTAAGAATGACAAGAACATTTCCGGACTGCTGAACCAGATTGTGGCAGGGAAGATAGGAATCCATACCTTTACCAATGCTTCGAAATATGTGGTGAATGATACAGATGTGAAGATTATCAGCATTGAGTTTGCGGCGGCAGAGGAAACCCATGTGCAGTTCTTTGCCATTGTACTGGTGGAAGTAACAGCGGATATGAAGGAGCAGACGGGAACGGCAGCAGGAACCATAGTGGTTCCTATTTCATCGCAGGACGAAGATGGAAAGGAAATCACACAAGATATTTCTGTAAATGTAGAACTGCCGGTCACGTTTTCAGCAGACGGGAAGGCAGCAGTATTTGTGAAGTACGAATTCAACGATGAGGAAATTCTGACTCATTATCCGGTAGAGAACTGGGGCAGCGGTAAGCATGTACTGCCGTTGTACTACCCAATCGAAAATCTGATTCCGAACTTCACAAATACGTTCAATGTGTATCTGAGAATGGAAGGCGGAAGCGGAACCATAGAAACGGGAGGCTGCATCGCTTCCATCAGCGGACAGGGCATGGCGGCGGCTCTGGCCTGGGACGGAAAGATTACGATAGAGGAAACCATTTCTGCATTCCAACTTGGAGCAGGGTTTTTGGTCAAAGATTTTACAGAGTCCATCGGCATAGAGACTATGGTATTGGTGCAGAGGCAGATGGCTGACAGTATGGGCAGGATTTCCATTGGCGCATTTGGCTTACCAGTGGATACCAGTTAAGGAGGTTGTAATGAAGTTAAAAGGGACGATGTCATTGGAACTTACGGATGTAAATACCGGGGAAGTGAAAACAGTGAAAGAGGAAAACATGATTACCAATGCCGTGAATCACATCTTTGGTTTGAATCCGCTGGGGGTTTTTTATGAGGCAGCAGTCAGCATTGACGGGATTGAATGGAATAAAGGGTTACTTCCCATCTGTCCGAACATGATTGGAGGGATCCTGCTATTCTCCAAAGCACTGGACGAGAATGCAGATAATATCTATTCCTCTTCGAATAACCTGCCAGTTGCCTATGCTTCCAACAATGTGAATTCTACGGCAAATGTGGCAAGGGGAAGTTTGAATCTGACGGAGAGTAAGACACTGGAGAATGGCTACAAGTTCGTATGGGAATTCACACCAAGCCAAGGGAATGGTACGATTGCAGCGGCAGCATTGACCAGTGCACAGGGCGGGACAAATGCCTATGGGAACCTGGTAGATGACAGCAACACCTTTTTGCAGTTAAAGAGTGTGGATATCGGCAGTCTGTCCAATGAAAAGCAGTTGGTGCTATTTGAAACTGTGGAAGTGGATTTTGAGAATGATCTGCTTTACTCGATTACTTATCAGGATTCTGCTGTGCGGATACGTAAAGTCCTTGTTCCCATTTTCAGCATCGGACTGAATGAGAAACTGGATGATACAACTTTTACGGTATTGGAGGATCAAGTAATCCAGACCACTACCTTTCGCTTATTAGGAAAGTATACACTCTATGGAGAATTTTTAGATGGTGCTGATGGTTACTGGTACGGATTTTCCAATGAGGGAAATTCCTCCGGCAATGCTGCCATGGTGTGGGTAAAAATCTCAAAGACTGATTATTCCATAACGGAGGGTGAATGGGTACTTTCCAATGCATTGCTTATAGATGTGGGAAACCGGGATGAGAGCGGTTCTTACCCGGAGCGGGTTTTGAAATGCTGTATGCGGAAGGGATATCTGTATGTTATGGCAAATAATAAAGAAGGTGTATATAAGATCAATACGGCGAATTCTTCTGATGTAACATTGATTAATTTAGGGTTCACTTCAAAATGGAAACCGCTTTGTGGCACAGGAACCTGCGAGGTTTATATGATCCTGATTGGTGATTTGATTATCGGAGGGGATTTCCAGATTACGATTGATGACAAGGTTATCCAAACTCAGGGGAGCGCAAGGCTCAATGATGCGGCAACGCCGCTATTCCAGTACAAAAACTTCCTGCTGGGCTGGGGTGGAAGCTACGGTTCCGAATACCGGACCATGTACCTGCTGACACCTTATCTGGCATCTATTAATAATCTGTCTTCGGCAGTGGTGAAGACAGTAGATAAAACCATGAAGATAACATACACACTGACACAGGAATGAGGATATTCCAAATCACAGTAGCTGGGCAGCTTTCGGGCTGTCTTTTTTGTGCAGAAAAATAAAAGGAGGGCAGCACGATGAAGGATGTTGCAAACACGATGCAGTATGTTTTTGCCGCCATGGGCGGTTCACTTGGAGCAGTACTGGGCGGTTTTGACGGGTTTTTGTATGCACTGATTGTTTTTGTTGTAGTGGATTATATGACCGGAGTGATGGTTGGGATTTTAAATAAGGAACTTTCCAGTCAGATTGGTTTCCGTGGGATTTTCAAGAAGGTGGTGATTTTTTCACTGGTGGCGGTAGCACATATCATTGACACTTATGTGATTCAGAACGGAAGCGTCCTGCGGACAACCATGATTTTCTTCTATCTGTCTAATGAGGGGATTTCTATTCTGGAAAATGCCGCTTTGATTGGGCTTCCCATTCCAAAGAAGATAAGGGATGTCCTGGAGCAGTTAAAGGAGAATGAAAATCATGAAGATAAATAGGAGTTATGTGTCATCTAATAACACTTACAACGTAAATAATCCGCAGTATATCGTAATCCACAATACTGACAACTTCCGTGCCGGAGCGGATGCCTTAGCTCATGCCAAAGCACAGTTTAATAGGAACTTAAGCACCTCTGTCCATTATTATACGGATGATAACGACACGGTATACCAGACAACTGCTCATGACCATGGATGCTGGCATGTAGGGGTAAATTATGGCGGGCGGCTGTTTGGACCCGTGAACAACAAGAATAGTATCGGTGTGGAAATGTGTGTGCAGGCAGGGTATGACTTCAATAAGGCGTTTGCAAATACTGTGGCATTTGTTTGTCAGTTGATGGAAGAAACCGGGATTCCAGATGAACGGGTATTACAGCACTATGATGTGTGTGCCAAGAACTGCCCGTCACAAATCCGGGGAAAGGGTATGTGGGAGGAGTTCAAGCGGCAGATTCAAAGCGGTGGTTCTGGTGATAATGAGGCTAAATCTTCCTATTCAAATATCATGGGAAACACTATTGCAGCCGCAGAGCAGATGCAGGAGTATATTAAACAGAAAAATCTGCAGGCGACACGGTCCGTTCTGGAGATGATTCCGCTGTATTTGTCAGAAGGAGCAGAGGAAGGTGTCCGGGGAGACATTGCCTTTGCACAATCATGCCTAGAGACAGGTGATTTTGGTTTTACGCAGTCAGCGGTGACTTTGGAGCAGAACAACTTCGCTGGAATGGGTGTGGTGCAGAATGGAATGAAAGGGCTGTCCTTTGACACACCACAACTTGGTATCCGTTGCCAGATTCAGCATTTGAAAGCTTATGCGTGTACAGACGCTTTGGTAAACAAAAATATCGATCCACGGTTTCAATATGTGACAAGAGGCTCTGCACCTTATGTGGAATGGCTGGGTATCCAGGAGAATCCACAGGGCAAGGGATGGGCGGCAGGAGCCGGATATGGCAGTAAGATTCTTTCTATTTTGAAGAACATTATCGAGGAAAGCGGCAGTGCAGTACCGGCAAGCGGTGCAGACCAGCGCATCAACCCGTTATCCGGTTATGTGAACGTGTTTTATAAAGGAAAAGACGGACTGAATATGCGAACTGCTCCCTGTATGGGGAACAACGTGAGCCAGGTCGTATATGATGGTATTTATACCGTTGTGGGTATCAGTGCAGATGGAAAGTGGTATAAGCTGAAATCGGGTCATTTTATCACGACAGGGAAAGATTATGTGCAGTTTATGGAAAGTTTACCTGCAATGTCTTCTTATATGATAAAGGTCACTATTCCGGATTTGAATATCCGAAAAGGCCCTGGAACCAATTATGCTAAAACGGGTAGATTCACGGGGACTGGTGTGTTTACTATCGTGGAAGAGTCAGGCGGGCAGGGAGCAACGAAGTGGGGACTTCTAAAGCCCTACCAGAAGAACCGGGATGGGTGGATTTCTCTGGACTATGTTACACGGATTTAGGTACCAGCAGATCTGCGGTGAGATTGGAATAAATGAGATGGAAACTGGAGATTTGCTTGACTTTATGAGCGTTCAGAGGGATTAATAGACTATCAAAACTAAAGGAGTTCTTATGATTATGGTGGTTGCTAAAAAACAGACTTTAATTGAGCATGTTTCAAATAGAAAGACTATCAAGATGAGAAGGAGGGGAACGCATGAGAATCAGAAAAGTTGCAATTTATGCAAGGGTATCAACAGAACATGAAGCACAATTGTCAGCACTGGAAAATCAGGTACAGTATTATGATAATCTGCTTAACACGCATCCTGACTGGATACTTTATAAATATTATATTGACGAAGGGATAACTGGAACCTCTATCAAGAAAAGAAAGCACTTTTTAGAAATGATGGAGGATGCTAAAAAGGGAAGGTTTGATTTAATCGTAACAAGAGAAGTTTCCAGATTTGCCCGTAACACCGTAGATACACTTCAGCAGACCAGACTATTAAAGAGGATGGGAGTTGAAGTGTATTTTACTGAGGACGGAATTTGGACACTCAATGATGAGGATGGAGAATTGCGGCTTACAATTATGGCGACTCTTGCACAGAATGAGTCAAAGAAAACCTCTACCCGTGTAAAGGCTGGACAAATGGTATCCTTTCAGAATGGTGTCATTTACGGTAATGGAAATGTGATGGGTTATGACAAGATTGGGAAGGAGTATGTTATCGATGAAGTCCAAGCTAAAGTAGTCCGAAAAATTTATAATATGTACCTTGCAGGAGAGGGATATCAGAAAATCAAAAAGCAGTTGGAATATGACCATGATTTGACAGCAATGGGAAAGAGTATTTGGAGCTTTTCAGCAATTAGCAGCATTCTGAAAAATAGGCTCTACTGTGGGCAATTGGAGTATCGCAAGGAATATGTACCGGATTATTTGGAACAGAAAAGAGCACCAAATAATGGAGAAGTTGAAAAGGTTATTGTGGAGGGAAGGCATCAGCCGATTATTTCAAAAGAAGAATTTGAACGGGTACAGAAAATTATGGAGCAGAAAAGTCCCATGATTAAGCGATATCATAAGAATAAAGGGGTATATTCCAATGACCTATGGAGAAGAAAGCTTCGATGTAAATGCGGTCATTCTTTTTTAAAAACCAAGTGGCACGTAAAAAAAGAGATTACTACTTATGCCTATAAATGTTATTCACAAAATGCCACCGGAACCGTATCAGCAAGGAAAAAGAGGGGATTAAGCATTGAAGGAATCTGCCCGATACCGATGGTACAGGATTGGAAGCTCTTTACGATGGCACAATCGGTTTTTCACGCAGTCTTTGATTGCAAGGAGGATACAATCCAGACAGCAGAAGAAAAATTGGGAAATGGTATTGTGGATACGGAAAAAGTAGATATACTTAAGGACAAAGTAGATACGGAAGAAAGGCTGAAAAGGGAACGGGATCGCTACAATGTGCTTTTGGAAATGCGGATGAATAACGAAATTCCCAAGGAAGTCTTTTATGCAAAGCGTGAGGAAGTAGAAAGCAAGATAGCCGAATTGGAACGATTGCTTATCCAGTATGGGGATATCAAAGAGGCTACAGCAGAGGATGTGGCGGATAAGCTGAAAAACTTAACCCAGGTGCTGGAACAGGGATTAGAGCTTGAAAATGGTGAATTTCCTGAAAATGCTATTAACAAATATGTCTATGGGGTAAAGGTTTATGAAGAGCACTTTGAATGGATTCTTAATTTACAGGTCGGAGCGGAAGAGGAGGCTGATCATGTCGATACACCGGTTTATTTCAAGACTATCACGGTGACCCCGGATGACCAGAGGCGGTGGTTTAAAGCGCATCCGGCATGGTCTAAATCTAACAAGTACGAGGATTTGAAAGTAAAGATTTATATTTAAGAGAAATGCAGAGTTGGGGATTGTCAGAAATGGCAGTTCCTTTATTTTATTATGCATTTTTAAAAATTGGAGTTCTTGGCAGATAAATTTCACCCATTTGCCCAAATAGGTGGGGTAAAATTCCATTACCCCGGGGTAATTAGTCCACTCCCAAACACCACCGCACAGGCGGCATTGAATAATAAATAAGAGGGGACATTTGCCAAGAGATTGGCGTAGGTTTCTCTAAAATAAATAAGGAAACCCTTATATTAGCTGGAAAGTTGATATGAGGGTTTCGCTATTTTTGTCCTTTTAGTTAGTTCTTGTGGTCGCATTTCTAATTCTCCGTATAATACAATTACATTCAATGTTTTCTACTTTTATCTCACTTCGCCTCATTCCAGAACAGCGTGATATACCTTGTAATATTGTCCTAAGTCCTGTGTACCTGTGTCCTCAATTGCAAAACAAAATGTCCGATTGGTCGGGAAAGTGGTGGAAAAAGTTAAAAATAAATATAGAGATTCTTGGTGTACAAAAGAATCAAAATTCGGCTTTCAAATTCATTTAACGACTTTCAAATTCAGCTTAAAAATACATTTAAGGGAAATTTCAAGATCACTTACAAAATGTGAAATTCGTTTACAAAACGGGAAGGTCGGATTACATTTCAACCTCCAATTAAAAAAACTGTCCATTCACGCTTTCAAATAGTCTATTCACGTTTTTTTCTGTAAATTAATGGTATATAATGATATATTTTAGCTATAAGCTATTCATGTTGTAGCTTTGAAAATAACTGTAAATATTTTATTAAGAAGGGTGGAGTTAAATGAGAAAGAGTAAATTTGTAACAAAGATTTTAACATTAGCACTTTTGATAACTTTATCAAGTAGTATGCTAGTTAACGCGGCATCAGCTTCTAGTTCTGAAGAGGAAAGTACAGCGGTAACTAATAACGAAATACTAAATGAAAAACAGCCATTCTGAAGAATTAGAACCAGAAGATATTTCATCTTTAGAAGCAAATGTGATGGACCGTGAATACACTGGTGGTGAATTTTCGGTTTCAGACGCGACTATAGCAGCTTTATCTGGTGAAGAAGCTAATGTTGATGTATTATATAGCACTGAAGCTAATGTTGATGTACTATATAGTACTGAAGCAAATGAAGCGGACGTATCTAGTGATGAACTAGAAACATCATCTAATACGGAGCCTAATAAAGCTTATATTGTAACGAATGATACTATCGTCAATGAGACAATTGGGGTTGCGGGAGAAATGAGATGGTACGCGTTCGTACTCAATGAAAAGAGTAAGGTAACAATTAATCTTCAAATGGTTGAAGCATTAGATGCTGATTTGTATCTATATTCGCTTAATAAAGAAACATATCAATTAGAATTAATAGACGGTAGTGCTACAGAAGGAGTGGGTGTTACTGAATACTATAATAATACCTTAGAAACAGGTACCTATTTTTTTGCAGTAGGTGGGTATGAAGGTACTGGAAATTTTGCTTTTGCTTACTACCAGAGTACTGCAGATGTAGCCAATGAGCCAAATGATACCATAGCTACGGCAACAAACGTTTCATTTGATACAAATGTTTCGGGTGTTATTGATAATCCAAGCGATGCAGATTTTTATACATTTACAGTAACAAATCCTATAGTTTTGAGTTATTCAATTTCTACATCAGATAATTATAAATTGGTATATGCAACACCATCTGGAACGAGTGCTGTAGCTTATCCTATAGATGGTTTGCTACACCTTATGCCTGGTACATACTATTTTGGCGTATATAGTCCAAATGGAAACTATTCAGCAACAAGCACTTATACAGTGAATTTTAAAAAGGTAACCGAACTGGCTAATGATAGTTCTGCAAATTTTTTAGGTGTAAGTGCAAAAGCAGGAATCGTGTTCCAATCCAATTCAACAGGCTCTAAATGTTATGTAAATGGAAATCCGATTGATATAAATTACTCTTATATTAATAAACTTTCTAATTCAGCTGGATCACAGTCATATGATATATCATTGGAAGATAGAGATGATGTTGTGGTTTATTTGAAGGATGTATATTATGAAAAGCCTTCAGCTGTATACTATTTAAAGTCTACAAGACCAAATATAAAGATTGAAAGTAAACCAGTTTTAAAGTTAACCTTTTATTCTTCATCAGATTTTTATAAAATACACTGTGTATGCTCAGGGGATTATAAAGAAAATACTTTATGGAAGGATATGAAGTATGTAACAGTGTTAATTGATCCGGATACAGGAAAATTAGTGGATATTAGTGATTTTAATTATTTTTATGACTTTGCACCAGTAGGTTCAAATTCCATAACGACTACGAACTCATATACAATGAAATTCAATTATGAAATGACAGAATAATAGTTTTAGCAATATAATAAAGTTAAGGAGGATATTTATGAAAGTTCAAGCAAATGGTGCAACATCTACTTTAATTTGGAACCAATTTTCGCAAAATGTCGAAAATAACAAGCAGGAAGTTTGGAAACAAGAGGACTTGGATGGAAATCCAGTACAGGTTACTATTACTAAAGAAGGATTAGATAGTTTAAGAAATAGTGTTGACGAGATTGAAGGCGAGCAAACTTATGAAGATTTTGACAAAATGAAAGATATTTGGTCTAAATTGGAAATAAACTTATATGCAAAATATAATAACGAGATGATATCCTCACATAGTAAATCAAAGAGTCAATCTGATGATGGCAGCATAAAAAGTAATATCTATAACTCTGTTTATAATAGCTTAGACTACTATGGAAACAAGTATGATGAAATTGTAAAAGGGTATGAAAATGGTACCAGAGAAATCTGGGTTACTGATCAAAATAGTGAATTAGGCTATCGTAAACTAACAAAAGAAGAAGATTTGGATGCTCTAGATAAAGTGTATGAAAGAAATGCAGAATTTCAAGCAACAAGTGCCCTATTAGAGCCAATAGCAAAAAAAGCCAAAATTTATACTATGCAACAATTAGCAGATGTTCGTGGATATAAAATGAGTAAGGCAGATACTGTTGAAGAGGAACCGATTGAAAATCTTTATGAACGAATGATGGAAAGCAGAAATGCTTTTAAAATTGGGTACTCCGCGTTTTCTACACAAGATAAAGTACAACAAAATATCTCTGCACTCGTTAATCAAATATTCAGCAGTCATTTTACTAATTAA